TCGGCGTACCGGCCCCGAGTTAGTCCAGAGTGTCCTGTCTGGTTAGAGGTTTTGGGTGTCGCGATGAGCGACATAAACGATGGTTTCGGCACTTGCGTTGATGTGCGCGTTGGTGCCAATGATGAAGCCGGATTTCTTGCCGGTATCGCCGTCGCCGGCATAGGCGGTGATGCCTCCGGTCGACAGGAACTGCTGACCGGGGACTTCGTCTTCGTCGGTGCCCTTGACTGACAGACGCAGCACGCCCTTGCCTGCGCCCATGTCGGGCGTCCAGTCCAGAGTCGGGCAAAGACTGCCGGCGTCGTCAATGTTGAAGAGCTGCACATAGGCCGGGGGGAAGCCCAGCTCGACGTTGATGGCCGAACCGGTGCCCTCAACCGTGCCTTTAACTACGGAGTTCATGAGAACCTCCTTTGATGGGTTGATGATGAAGTGGAGGGGCCGAAGCCCCTTCGCACCGATTAGAGCGCGGTCGTCGCGACCTCGAGGCGGGCCATCCACGCTTGGTTGAGGATGACGCCGGCGAACCACGTCTTGAACGCAACCGACCCACGCTGGCCAAGCGGATCGCCGCCACGCGGCTCGTTCGGGTTGAGAACCATCGGTTTGATGGATTCCTTGCCCTTGAGCGGCACGGTGCCGAAGGCGTTCTTGGCGAAGATGAGGATCGGATAGACGTCCGCGTTGCCGCCGGTAGCGAGCATGTCGGACACCGAGCCGCCAGCACCAGCGAACGGCTCGAGTTCCGGCGAGGTGACGAAGCGGATGCCATGCACTGCGCCGAACTCTTCGGGGCAGAGCGGCGAGCCACTTGCATATTCCTCAACGGATTTGAAGCCGGTCAGTGCCTGGATGTCAGGCTCAAGGTCGGTGTGGCACACAGCCACATAAGCCGGCGTGATCGGCGAGGTGCCGACATTCACCGAGGCGCTGAGAACCTTGGTGAGTTTCTTGCCCTTCTGGCGCTTCAGGTCACGGATGACAGCGCGCAGGCGGTTGATCGAAACCGGCTCAGTCACCTCGTTGCGGGCAGTATGGGCCGCTGTGTCGTAGAAGACGTTGGTGCCGGCACGAAGTACACCGTACAGGACGGCTTCGATGGTTTCGGCAGCACATTCGCCGAGCATCATCGACATGTCTTGCAGCACCGGGTCTTCGCAGAGGTCTTCGATCTTGTCGGTCAGTTCCGACCAGCGACCATACTGCCGCAGCGTGCAGGAAACGTCTTCGTAACCGAAGCTGTCGCTGGCGGGCGTTACGCCTTCGGCGAGAGGCACGGTCGATTTAGCGTAAGGAACGGGACGACGAAACTTGACCGTCTCGGCCTTATTCTTCGGCATGGGTTTCGGCATGCCAAACTTCTGGAGCACGATGACGGGTTCAGCGTGATCGAGCATTTGAACGGCGGCATAGGCAGCGGTGCGCTGGCTGATATCGCCATAACCGGTGGTAGCCATGTGGTTTTACCTTTTCGATGCGAAGTGATCGAAGGCGCCGTCGTAGTCGTCAGGCGCGCCAGTTGGCCTTGAGCCTCCGCCACCGGAAGCTGGTGCCTTGGCGCCTTCCTTCTGGAGAGCGCGCTTCTTGTCTTCGGGGTTGGGTTTCTCCGGCTCGGGGGCCGGCGGTTGTTTGGCCGCAACGTGCTGCTTGTAGAGGTCGAAAAGGTCCGCCACCTCGGCACCGTCCTTCAGCCCTTCGATGTTGTTCGCGTACATACGCCGGACAAATTCCGGGGTGGTCGGAGCATTCACGAAGGTGTGGAAGTTGGGATCGAGCTTGATCTGGTCGGCGTCGGGATGACGCTCGTAGATCACGGCTGCTTCCTTCTCGACCCGCTGCGTCTCGGCGTCTTCGGCGGCCCGTTGGGCGGCCTGCTCGTCAAGGGCAGACAGTCGCGTGGAAATATCGGTCAGGACCTCCTTGAGGGGGCCAGATAGTTTGCCGTCTTCGTCTGCCAGTGCTTCGCTGATGGTGGCGATGGCGTCATCGACAGACGGCTTTTTGGCGGCCTCGCGGGCGGCCAGTTTTGCCTCAAGTTCCTGTACACGCTTTTTCTCGGCGGCGGCCTGCTGCTGGTAGCTGCGGACGCGGCCTTCATCGCTGGAGACACGATGCTTGAGGTCGTCAAACTCCTTGCGGAGCGATTGGTGTTGGGTCTTCAGTTCTTCCGGGGCCGTAGCCCACGGGTCCGGTGCTTCCTCAGCCGGTTTCGGATCAGGCGTTGCAGCGCCACCTTGACCTTCATCGCCAGCTCCGTCGCCACCCGCATCATTGTCTTCCTCCCCTTCGTCGTTGACCTCAGCCGCCTCTTCACCAGAGGGGGCCGGCGCATCGTCTTCCGGGGCATCGGGCTTGGGTGCCATACGTTGGCGGAGAATTTCGTCGTAGGTAGAATCGAACTCGTCAGACGCGGGGGCTTGCCCGGCGTCCGTATCCTGAACGTCGCTCATGTCTGATCCTTGTTGACGGCCTTTTCAGGCGGTCGGCTTGGGGTGGGTCACCGTTGGGTGTTCTGCAGGGGTGTCTCGACCTCTGCGATGATCCCGCGGCATGCGTGGATGCGGCCGCGCAGATACTGGGATTCGTCGTGACTGGTGCCGTCCTGCATGAGGCGGTCGGTGCAGTCCTTGATCTCTTTGTCGAGCAGGGCCTTCACGGCCCGCCAGGTGTCGCCAGAGACTTCAATCATGGGCCGAACCTCGTGCCTGCCGACGGATCGGCAATCTGGTTCTGCTGAGAGGCTGAGCCGGTCAACGCCGCCATTGTCAGGTCGGCGGAGATTTCCTTGTCGCCCTGCCGGTCCTTGAAGGCGGCCTCCGCTGACCAAAGGCGCTCCTTGCTGTCATAGCCCCACTTAGTCATCTGCAACTTGGCTTGCAGTTCCGCCATGGAGAGCCGTTCCTCGGACGCCAGCTTGATCATCGCGGTGTCGCGGTTCATTTCAGCCACGGCAACACGGGCACTGTTCTCCATCTGCGCGATCTGCAGCTGGGCCTGCAGCTTCATCATCTCGGGATCTGGTGGCGGCGGGTTCTCGGCCTGCCGTTGTTCTTCTGCCTCGATCTCTTCTTTCGTCATCAGTACCTCGGAGGGCGACTGGCCAAGTGCCTTCAGACCGGCGCGTGCGGCATCTGCGGCCTTGGTGATCGAGCCAAGGACCGGGTGCACTGACCAGCGTTCCGCGATGGTGAACATGTTCTCGGCTTGGATCTCGCGCAGTAGCAGCGTGGAGGACCCGCGCGCCTCGATCTCCATGTCGCCCTTGATGTCGGGGTCGTCGCTGAACTGCATGTTCCAGTCATAGAGCCGGGTCAGGGCAGGCACCGTGATGTCGTCGTCGAAGTTGCGGGCCACGCCGCGCTTCATCGTGTTGGCACTGCCCATCAGGAGCGCCATGCCGGTCGCGGTCTGCTGCGGCATCACGCCCTGTTCGCCCTGTGCTTCGGCAGGAAGGCCAGAACTCAGGTCTGCCATCTCCTTGGCGAGGGTCATAATCCCTGCCAGTTCGGCCTGATGCATGTTGATGTTGAAGGTCTTGAATGGATCGACTTGCCGCGATGCCGCCTTTGAGCTGTCGAACAGCCATTCCTTGTGTGGTGCCATCGTCCATTTGCCATCGGCTGGCACCACCACCGACTTGTCGATCAGCACCTGCGGACCTGTTCCGAGCCCGCCGTTGTCCATCATCATCCGCCATGCCGCGTTCATGGCTTCTTGATCGTCAGCCAGCAGGTCAGGGATACCGAAGCCCCAGATGCTGTCCTCGTCCTTCACGAAGTTGAACACGCTGTAGAGCGAGCAGTTGCGGTCTAGGTGCGAGATGGAGAACTTCAGCAGGCGACCTTGACAGAAGTAAATCACCACCGGGATGTCGTTCAGGATGTCCATCTCCGAGATGGCTTCCTGCCCGGCCTCATTGCCGATGAAGCGATACAGCTGCTCCACGTCGTCCTTGTCGAGGCTGCCACGGAACTCCCAGACCTCGAACTCATCCTTGACCGGCGTGGTGTCGCCGGTAACTGCCCTGAGGTTCTGGCGAACCGTGTTGTTTCCGCCCGTTGGCCCATCCTGCAGGACGCCACGGATCGCTTCCTTGTCGAAGCCCGGCTTGCGCGCCCATGACCGCATCTGCTTCTTGTTCAGCGGATGCAGCTCGAAACTGTATTCCATCGTCTCGACGCTTGAGGCGTTCGGTGCCGGATAGAAATACCAGGGGTTCACCCGCACGTTGCTGGGCTTCTGCTTCTTGAGCGGCACCAGCGCCCATGACTCGCCGACCGGCTGGCCCATCTCGTTCAGCATCGGCTTGCGCATCCAGCGCTCGGTCGGGCGCATATCGTCGATGGGGCCTTTCAGGACGCCAGTGCCGATCTTGCAGCCGTCCTTGATGACGACGCGGGCCTGCTTTTCGTAGCGGCACTCCACCAGCTGGTCATCCATCAGGACTTCCATGGCCTCTGAACTACGCTTGGCGGCATCCATCAGGGCCTTGGCGCGTGCTCCCTTCTGGGCGGCCAGATAGTCAGGACCGGTCGGTTCCTTACCTTCCGCCTTCATGGCGTCGATGTCGGGCGCCTGCGACACGGCCTGAGCCAGTTCTGGTGCCGGGGTCGGCTGGATCCCCCAGTTTTTTTCGTCGGTCGGAAACAATAGGTCACCGGTATGATCAGCCCATGCCTGTGTTTTCGGGCGGGTGATGTTCGCGAAATGCTTGGAGCCTTCCTTACCGGCTAGATACTTCTCCATCGTATCGTCGTACCGGCCATGGTAACGCCGCAGAGCTGCGAGCCAGCGCGTCTCGACCGTGGACCGCGCAGAAACCGCCTCGTCCTTGTCGGCCTCAAGCTTGCCAATGATGGCGGTCACCTGCTCGCGCAGGGCAGCGCTCATCTCGCCGTCAGTATCCACAGCGGGTGCTTCCTCTCTGGCTTGGTGTGAAGTCCATCGGCCCCGCGACCGGCTTGGTGCGCGCGATGCCGAGGCCCGACATCACGAGATATCGGGTGGTGTCCATCAGGTGGTCGAACTCTTTGACGATGCGGCCCTTCTCGTCGCGCCGGTACAGGCGCCACTCAGCGAACCAGTTCACGCAGGTCGCGAACACCTTCAGGCGTCCGGTCTGCATGCGTTCAAGAACCTCAAGAATTCCGGCCTCAACCGCGTTGTTTGCCGGTGTTAGGTCCAGCCCATTGTCGACATAAATGTCCAGCAGCTTAGTGCCGTCTAGCGGTGTCCTGTTGCGGGCAGCCGGATCGAAAACTCCCGGAATCCATTCGCCGCGCGCTCGAATCGCCGAGGCGTGCGTCGAGGGATGCGCCTCGCCGCGATAGTATTCTGCAAACAGGTAGAGCGTGTCGGTTTCTGGATCGATCGCTCCCCAGATCGCAGCGGTCTTCCGCCATCCGACATCAAGCGCATAGACCCGTTTCCAGTGCTTCGGGATCGGGAAGGGCTCCACCTTGATGAAGCTTTCCTCGACGGGAAATATCGCCCCAGACCCAAGACTTGGCGTGCCCTTCGAGCGCGCGTCCCTCAGATGGGGCGGCGTCGAGCGCAGCAGTTCTGCCTTCGTCTCTTCGTCGATGTGCGGAACGTCATCCCATCCCGCCTGTTCCATCCAGCGGCTGGGCGTGATCTCCGGCATGTCAGGTGCTCAACTGGTATTCTTGCGGCAGGAACTGCATGACCATCTGGGTCATGCCTTCAAGCGGCGTAAAGGTGACGATGATGATGCCCTTCGTCGTGGTGGTGCGGATCAGGCACTCGCCATAGATGTCGATGGGGCATTCCTCATCGAGCCAGATACCGTGGCGCGCCGTGCCCTCGAAAGCGCTGCGGCCCTGCTGGTATGACTTGAAACCGAGTTCCGACCAGCCACCTGTGACGTGCCTGACCGTTACGGTGTCGACCAGATCCGATACACCTTGTTTCCAGTTAAGGTCGCCGATGGCGTGCCCTGGAATGATGCCAGTGCCGTCAACACTTTTCCGGGCGCCGTCGATCACATTGCCGAGCAGCGTAAGCTGCACGATGTCGCGGGTCGTTTCGTTGGTCTTACCTGCCGCCCACCACTTGACGGGATGGTCAAACCGCTTGCCCTCCCACCAGTGCGGATATTCACCGGTTAGGTGCATCGCCGTTTCGTAGCCGCCAACTCCGAAGGTCTTGCCGACCCGGTTGGCCGCCATCATAAGGCGTTCCCGGTACTTGGCGCCGGCCGCGAAGAATGACAGGTGACGGGGGTACAGGTGCCGGGCGTGGAAGGTCCTGGTCTGCTTGGCCACCGGATCGAACCAGTCGCCGGTTTCGTCAGGATACAGGCGATAGAACAGCCTCTGGCCATCCCTGCGCTGTTGCTCGCTCAACACCGAGAAGAGCCGTTCAAGCTCTTCCCGTGGCAGGGCTTCAATCGCTGCCCTGTTTAGCATTCTGAACCGTCGCCATGCCCATCAGTCGGGCTACTTCTTCCCGCAGGTCGTCGTCGCTCATCTTCGACACCGTGATGTTGCCGGTATGCTCGACGGTGGAGCGCTCGCGGTACATTTCCGGCTTGCGGGCCTTCAGGATGAAGATGCCGGCGGTCACGCTCGCGCTGTCGTCCATACGGACGGCCTTTTCCATCATGGCATCTTCGAGCGATTCCGTTCCCGACTTATAGGCTTCGTCGCACTCTGCATCGAACGCCGCGTCAGCTTCGCGCCACCGATAGTAAGTCTTCTTCGTGATGCCAGAAACGTTGCAGGCCTTCACCACGCTCATGCCCATGCCAAGGGCTCGCAGGATTTGCTCCTTCTGGCGCTTCTGCCGACGCTCGATGATCTCGGGCTTGTTGCTGGTCGCTTCGGCCTCGTCGATCACAAGCGGCTCAAGCACGGGCGGCTGAATGCTTGGCTCAGCGGCCTTCCTCGACTGGCGTACCATCAGGTTTCCTTTACGGTGATGCGGCCACGGGGGTCGATGCCCTGTGCCATATCTGTGAAGGCAAGGGCCGCGGCATCCATGGCGGCGGCAAAGCCGGTGGCACCCGCTATGGAGGCCACAAGCTCGATGTGGGCCCGCAGTCTTTCCTGCGGTGAAATCTCGGTATCATTGCCAAGCGCGGCGAGGTCGGCGCTCAGATCGTCGGCACGCTGCCTCTGGAGGCTCGACAGGCGCTTATATTCCTCAACGAGGCGTCCTTGCTGCTCCGGGCTGTCTTCGAAAGCCACGGGCCGCTCCACGCCGTAGAGGAAAGGTATCTTCATCAGGGGCGACTGCTCGGCCACGGTTACCCGCACCCCCATGGCATGGGCCGCCATCACCCATCCGATCACTGCGGGGCGCTGCGGGCCATATTCGCTGCCGTGCGCAAGGTCTATCCCCCACAGGCCTATCTCGGTTGCACCAAGGAACAGCGCATAGGCCATCATGTGGCAGGCGGTTGAGGTGAACTGCAGCGGACCACCCCACCAGGCGGCTATGACCTCATAAGGATAAGGCTCGGCTGCATACGGTTCGTGCTCCCCTTCCAGCATCGTCAGGCCGGGCAGGTTGCGCAGGTGCGCGTCCCAGTCGCTTCCCCAGCGATCATCTGTGTCGCCGTCATACCGCTTGCGGTGCATCTCAAAGCTGCGGGTCACCCGAGGCAAGAGATGGGCGTATCTGGCATGGGCCCAGATTTCCCAAGTGTCATCGCCGTAGGGCGCAAGTCCGACGCTTGATGGCGCGGCACCAACGATGGCGACCCTACGCGGCTTCTCCGCCATGGTTGTCTCCATCAAAATTTTTGGTTGATTTATCGGGCTCAACCAACAACTGTTCTGAGTGTGCCAAGAAAGCTTGGAGGTTGTGATGCCTTACGACTTTATCGAGATAGCGGCGTCCATTGTTCTGTTGGTCGTTTTTGTCTTCATGACGCGGAATGATGATGCTCCGCCACCTGATGACAAAAAAAAGAACTGGGGCGACCACTGGCCGTAATGGTTACTCGGTTACCGCACCGTTCACGGTCCAGGTGCCGCTGCGGCTGCCTTGGTTGTAACCATCGTTCCAGCCTTGGGATGCGTTGCCGAGCCGTTCGTCTGCGGTCTGATAACCTCCCCACATATCCACTGGTGTGCCATAGGCCGCTATCAGGTCATCAGGATCTGTCAGCACATTGCCCACAGGGTCGATGATGAAATCAAGCGCAGCGCCAGAGTCTGCCGTCAGGTCAGGCGATGCCGCACTCCACACACCGATAAAGGCGACATCGGCGGACAGTTTGTTGGCACCGGCTGCGGTCGCGCCAAGGCTGCCGCCAGATTTCGTCCAGTCGATGGTTTCACCGGCTACGGTAAGGCTGCGCTCTTGCACCCATGCTCCGGCCCCAGCCTTCACATAGAGGTGGGCGAAGTTGTCTGTATCCACGGAAGCGACCAACACATAGCGCCCAGCCGCAGTGCAGCAGGCGGTGCTGGAGAACAGGCTAAGAGTGCCACTTGTGGTCTGAATGGCAAATCGCACATAACCGGTCGAGGTGCGGCGAATGTAGGTCGAACCGTCAATGGTCCAGATTTCTTCGCTAACCCCGGATGCGTTCGCGAAATCAACCACCACGATGGCAAAAAACTTCTTACTGTCGGCGGCACCGGTCAGGGCTGCGGTGGTCAGGTAATCGTTCGTGCCATCGAAGGTCACAAAGTGTTCGGCAAAGACGGAGGTGGTTGGTGTCACCAGCTTGGCTACAGACCATTCACCGGGGCCAATCGCATTCACCGAGCGGATCTGTACCGAAAGGGCTTCATCATCGGTGAGCCCGGTTTTCGTCCACGTGGTCAGGTCTGAGGCAGTTTCAAAGGTCGAGCCACCATCGAAGGTGAACTGGATGGCGCTCACCGCCTTGCCATTGTTGTAGGGTGGCTTCGATACGGTGAAGCTGATCTCCCCACCATCCATGGTGTCGTATACTGTCCAGTCATCATCTCCGAAGGTGCTGGGCACAGCCGGCCAGTTCGACGGTTTCACGGCACCGATGAACGGGTTAGACCAATCAATCGTGTTGCCGTCACCATCTTTGGTGAAATCAAAGTCGGTAAAGATCGCCGCAAGCGTCGTGATGACGCTAGACATGTCGTAACCGGCGTTCCGGTGCGGTCCTTGGTCCTTGAGCGAGAAATCATCGCCATCGTAATCGGTATAGACCTCGGCGGGATCGACCTCATAATCGGTCGGGTCAAGGCTGGTGGCCGGTGCTGTCCAGACGTTGTTCTTCTGGAATCCGTAGTTCGCTGATGGCACGCCGCTTGTCTGACCACCGCCATGGACAAGGTTGTTGGCCATGTTGGTGACCTGATCGTCAAGGCTTGAGCCCAACTGGAAGGCGTTACCACCCGCCTTGCTAAGGGCTGATGGAACGGCTGTGTTGTTGAAGAAGTGATGGTTGCCGGTGGTGCTTGGTCCGGTGTCGTCTGGGTGCTGCTGGTCATCATAGGCGCGGTAATCTGTGCTGTCACGACCACCTTGCGGCATGCGGTTGAACGCAACGAAAATACCTGACGCCTCCTGGTGGGCGCCGTAGCCGTAGCAGTCTTCCCAGATATTACCCCAGCACAGGAAGTTGAGGATGCCTTCGTAGACCTCGAACTTGTTGCCGTGCGGTTCTCGCTCGCCTTGGCGGTGTCTGTTGTAGGCATAAATGATGTTCTGGCAGATATCGCCTGACGTTCCGCCATTGCCATACATGCGAAGGTTCGACCGCTCGCAATACTGGAAGTCGTTGTGCCAGATCTTGCTGTGGGACACCCGCTGGAAGAAGACCGGATAGTTTGAAACGAGGTATTCGCCGCGGCACTTCTGGACGAGGACGTTATCAACGCCGTTGAAATAGAGGCCACCGTAACCGACGTTGGCATGGAATGACCTGCCGAACGTGCATTCCTCGATGGTCCAGTTTGCCGTGCGTGTGCCTGCGTTTTCGCCTCCGACGGCGCAGGCCTCACGGTACGTTTCTCCAGCCTGTTGAACGATGGTGAAGCCACGAACCGTGAAGTTGTTGGAACCACCCCGGCTGATGCCGACACGCCGTGCCGAGTATTCGATGCCGGCGGTCAGGTTGGCCACATCGTTCGGACGGAGATAGATCGTGACAGAGCCATCCCCTTCCTCAACATAGAGGTAACGGCCTGTCACCATGTTGGGAATGTTTACGAGGCTGTAGCTGTCATTGTACTGGTTACTCTCGTAAACCTCACTGCCATCCACCGTGGCCACATTTGTGCCGGTGTTGAAGGCCGTCACGTTCACGATGTCTGTGACGTTCGGGGCGCGCATGATGTACAGGCGCGCATTCAGCATCTGAGCCTCAGTGTATTGGCTGAATACTGAGGGATCTGTGTAGCTGACGATGGCACCGCCTGAGGTGCCTACGCTATCGGCCACATGCCACTGGGCGCTGTTGCGATGGAAGAACGGCTCAGTGGCATCGGCACGGTCGAACGCCAATGGAACCGGCTGGTCATTCTCGTAGATGTTCAGGGCCGACAAGTCGAAGGTGGGCTTGTCACCGCTGGGGATTGATGCCTTGTAGATTGACGCATAGTTGGCACCAACGACCGGTTCGTCAGCGATGGTACACTGGGTCCAGCCGGTCAGAAGGTTGGCGCCGCTGATCTTGGGATTGTCGGTCGAATAGCTCGACAGGATGACACGATCAGTATTCGAGAAGCCATCATAGGGGCTTACGTCAAGCGTCTGCCGCCAAACGACCGTATCGCGGACCCCAACGGTCTTCTCGGCCTCTTCTGATATGCTGTCGGTGCTGGCAGCGGCAAGGCCTTCCTCAATCGTCTTGAAGGCTGTGGCAAGGCTTGTGCCATCGCCAGAAGAAGACACCGTGCCATCGACATAGAAGTCGAAGGATGTGCCAGCATCAAAGCCAGTGGTCGGACCATACTGGACGAGGGGTGCAGGCGCAGGGGTGACAGCGACAAGGCAAGCGTACAGGCTCACGCCCATGCGCAGTCGCCTGCCGAGCCCGATACCGATCATGTGTGTCTGCCTTGCCTGAATGTGTGTGATGATGCCCGGTGTGTGGCCACCGCACCGGGACGGCGGGGGATCATGCTGCCAAGGGGAGGGAGGGGCCCGGCATGATCGGCCTTGGAATAAGTAACCCCGGATGGTGCGCTTGCGTCAGAGGCGTCCGGGGTGTTGTTCAGTATGTATATGCTTCAGGGTTGATCTTGCGGCATACCGCATCGATCTGTGTGGCCCGATCCTGAAGGATGGATCTCACTTCCGCGGGGATGCGCGCATCGAAAGTCATGCCGCGCAAAGTGTTCGCCACGCTTTCGAGCTTTTGGCAGACGTCCTCCAAGTCAATCATGGATGCCTCCTTGGTGCTCTTTGAGCGAAAGATTCTCGCGCAGAAGGTAGCCCTCAAGTGCCCAGATTTTGTTCCGGGCATTCGTGAAGGCGATCTTCTCGCCAAGTTCGCGGTCGAAGTTCTCCGGAGATGCACACGCGCTCTCACCGACGACGGTGTAACCGTTGCGCAGCGTCAAGCAGCACACGGTGACGGTCGTACCTTCAAACACATGGTAGGCGGCGCCAGTGATCGTCGCATCGATCATCTCCGGCGACAGGCGCGGGGCATTGAGGCCCTTGTCCTGAATTTCCTTTTCAACGGCAGCTTCTTCGCGTGACATGGCATTCTCCATCTGTTGGGCCACAAACAAAAAGCCCGGCCACCATCTCTGGCGCCGGGCTTGTGTAATTTGCTGAATGGCCGGGCTTGATACCGGCTAATTGTCATGCCGGGAATTGCACCCGGGATTCTCGTACCCTACTAAGGCCACCACAGCCCTTCAAGTAAAGCGCCTTACTGCTTGACCACATGATGGGATACTCGCTGGTTAGGCTTTTTCCCTGCACGTACCTTCCGTGCTGCATCCAGCAAAACGCCCCACGGTTTCCCGCAGGGCGCAACTCTTCAATCTAGGTTCGGCTTATATCAGAAAACGCTTATCTTGGACAAGGGGCGATTTCAGCCACCAGATGTGGGGTCAAGTATGATCAACGGTCTTCATGTCGCCGCATCCTTTACAGCGAAGTATGGTGACGTCCTGCCGGGCGCCTGTCACTCGAAACGTCCTAACCCCACTGCCCCATACCTCCCAGACGTGCTGGTGTGGCTTCCAGTCTTGGCCGTAGATAAGCCAATGCAACAATCTAATCATCTCACACACTCCCAATCGCGTACCTGCTCTTCACCACAAGCTCCACCATCTGCTCCTCGGTCAGCCACGTCTCGTGCTCGTAGATGCGCTGGCGTTCCCCGGTCTTCTTGTTGATGGCCTCCATGCCGATGGTGCCATCCGAGAACATGCAGAAGCCCAGACCGACACGCCGGGCACGCAAGCGACCGACAAGCCAGCGCTGCCAGATGACGACGGGGTTCTCCCCCTTGTGTCTCCGCTGACGGAGCACGGCCTTGATGTCCCGTGTCAGCACCTTCTCGATGTCGCCGTTCTGGTACCGCAGGAACACCACTGCATTCAGGTCCAGGCGCTTCATGACGGCCCGGTCGCCGCGGCGCAGGCGGGTCATTCCGAAGTCCTCCTGCACGGGTCGTCGAGGTCCGACAACCGCTGCTCAAGTTCATTGATTCGTCCGATCAGCAGGTTGATCATGCCGTCCGATGTGACAGACGTGATCCGCTTGCCTCGCTCGTTGATGATGGCCCAGTCTCCATGGCGCATGGTGGCTAGTTCATTGGTAGGCCGCCCAGCCTCTGAGGCAATGACACGGACGGGTAATCCATAGACCTCAGCGCCAAAGCCCCAATCCTTGAGCCACGCAATCATCGCGTCAGCCCCATCAAGGCAGCCATCGAACTGCATAGCCTCTAATGTTCTCATCACCGCTTCCTCCCATACTTCCTGATAAGGCTGTTGATCTTGTCCACCGTGTTGCTGCGGTCGGTTGACGGCAGGTCCACGATGCCCCGGTTCAGCCGCTCGCCCTCGACGATCAGGTCAAGGCCTTGGCGATACCGGCGACGGATGGTGCGCTCGCTCATGTCGAGGTTCAGCCGCTGGGCCACCATCTCCCACAGCGGGTAGTTTGGCTGGCCGCTCTTGGTCATCATCTCGCCGAAGCGGGACGAGCAGGCCCAGAAGACGATGCGCCGGATCTGGTCCTCGGCGATGTGCTGCAACAGGTCGAGGCTAGGCTGCATGCGGTCGATCTCGCCGCTGGTTGGCACGGTGCGGAGCCGTTGCTGCAGGGGCGTCAGTTCCTCCTTGTAGTCCTTGTCGTGCTCCAGCCTGTACTCGGGCCAGCTGTTGCCGCCGCGCACCATGGCAAGCTCACGGTCTGGCAGCCGTGCCAGTGTCCAGGTGGCTTCTGTCAGCCGTTCCTCGATGATGTCGGCGGTCGGTGCCGGGCCCATCTCGCGGGCGAGGTCGCGGCATGCAGCGGTGAAGGCGCCCTTGAGTGCTTTGTCTAGGGTCATGACTGCGCTCCCGCCTGATAGGCCGGGTGAATCCCCGCGATGCGCTGAAGCTTGGTCGACTTGATGTCGCACAACTGCTCCCACGTTCCGAACACGGCATGGATGCGAGACGGCTGCGGGAACAGGGCGTTTGCCTGCTCTTCGGTGTCGTACTCGTGGATGATGAGGACGTTGTGGGTCATGACCACTCTCCCCTTAAAAAGCTGGTCACTGCGTAGACGCCTTCAGGCGGGTTCTGACCGTAAGCACCACACGTGCCGGGTTTGAACGCACTACCTAGCATCTGGTGGCAAATTTCATCCCCTATGCGCTCCCCCATGGCGAAGGCCATGTCATTCATGATCCTGCCGTCGCTGAAATGCTCCCACGCCCTCTCGCGCTCATAGAACTCGATAAACGAAAAACTCATGCCTGATCCCCCTCGGTAGGCGTTACTGTGCCAACTTTTCCAAAATGCTGTCCGACAGAAAGGCTATCTGGGTTGGGCTTGGTACGATCATCCCCGCCATGTCCGCGCTCTCATAATCCCCGCCCATCCATGTGTTCTTGGCACTGAGCCCCTGCGGTACATGCACGCCGAAGCACTGGCCGGTGTCGGACCAGACCAGCGCCACGATGTCGGCGGGGATGACGCTCCAGTCGATGGTCATGGCTGTCTCCTGAAACGTTCCTGCCCTCTCGCAAACAACTGCCAGTCGCGCGATTCCTCGGCGGACATCAGCATCCATGTGGCATGATCGAACTCGACCACCGTATCCAGACCAAACAGACGTTGCGGTCCACCTTGAAAGCCGACGAACCGGATCATCGCATCGCCAATTCGCGCGATACCGTGCAAGGCGCTGACTATGGCGTCGTCCGGCCAATTGAAGTTGCGCACGATATTGACCGCCTCTGACATACTCCTGCAGACGTAAGCCACGCTGACGCCCTGCCGCGCCTGCCGGATCATCCGCAGTACCTTCTGCTCTGTTGCTTGATCAGCGGTCATCTCTTCCCTCCCTGCGCCTTTGGCAGCCTGTCCCATTCGCGGCGTTTGCGTTCCATTTCACCCGCGTGGTCCTTGACGTACTTGCTGTCGATCCCGTCGTACCGGACGGCCGCCGCCTGCTGCTCGCGGGCGGTGATGTGCTTCGGGGCGCGTTTCATTCCGTCCTCCCCGTGACCTGGTTGAAGCGGTCAAGCATGGCGGCCTCGGCTTCGGCTGCCGTGTTGTCCTGTGGCTCGTCTATGCCTGCGAGCTTCTGGAACGCCTCGCCGAAAAGATTTGGCCCGATCTCGATTGTCATCTTCTCAATTGGTCGCCAGATGCGGTCTTCGCCCAGATCGAGCGGTATCAGCACGCCGAGATCGACCGGCAGGCCGTTGAATGTCAGCATCTCGTTCTTGAAGTCTGTCGTGCCGTTGGTGCCAACGTAGGCTGGGCTGTCATCCACCGGCTCGTAGGTCTTGGCGAAGATGTCTGCTTTGCAGGGGTAGAACTCACCTTGGACGCCTTTGATGATCCAGTCGCCATCATCAACCCACATCGCGCCCTCAAGGGTATTGATCGTCAGGGATGGCACGTCATCGACCAATAGGCTGCCGTCATCGTAGCTGGTAACGCGGCGATCCATGTGCGCTGGTGTCTTGGAGTCTCGCGTCCAGTCGATGATCTCGCGATTGCTGTCAGGTGTGCCGGTGGCTTGGCGAGCTTCAATCACGACCGGCTTCTTGCGGAAGTAGGGCATCAGGTGTCTCCTTTCAGCGCCAATACAGGGTGACGCAACCGATACCGGCGCGACGTGCCCTGCGTTTGATTTTGATGAAGTTCCAGAGGGCGGCGATCATGCTCTCGCCTGTCCATTCGGTGTCGTAGCCATAACCGCCATGCCTCTGCCGGACCCAGACGGCGACCTCAAACGTGTATCCCATCACGCACCGCCTTTCCGGGCGGCCAGCATCGCGTCGGCGAAGACATAAGCCTGTCTGGCCATCAATGCCGCAGCGTGATCTATCTTCTGCTGCGGGGTCATTGACTGCATCTGTTCAGCACTGAGTAGGTACGGGACAGGCGGCTTCATGCAGGCTGTGGTGAGACGCACATATTCAAGGGCAAACTGGTCGCGGAGGGTAGGCTGTTCGGGCTGGTCAACCGTGCCACCGACCGGGATGCCGATCTCCGGCCAGCCTTCTGCGTTCGGGTTCTCGGGGCCGTCCTTTCCGCCAACCGCCGCAAACGGCCCGCCATTCGACGAGTGCTGCCAGCCGGGTGTGCCGGTACCTAACTGGTCTAGTTCGTCGCCGATGGGGTTAAAGGCAGACAGAACCCACTTCAAACCGGCTGGATTTGTCGTGCTATCCGCAAGACTGATAATCATCGCGCTACAGTGCGGGCATTTGGTGAAGGTCGTTGGCGGTATGCACATCACCTGCTCGCCACACTTCGGGCACGGCGCGCTGCGGACGTTGCTTTCAGGATTTGTCGCCATGCCCGTCACTCCACCGAATGCCAGTCGTTGGCGAGCACATCCGTCGTCGTCGGATTCCAGCCGGTCAGGGTGGCCCCGTAGGTCGTCCGCATCGACATGTGCGGCATCCGGGTCACCGTGCCGGTGTCGCCGGTGCAAAACAGTTCGGTTGAAACGCCGCCGATCCTCGAACGGAATGGATCACCGGAGGCGACGTTGCCGGGCTCCAGCCAGACGAACATGTCCTTGCCGTTCCACCCCAGGCGGGCAACCTTGCCCCCGGACTTCAGGTGATGCAGCGCGGTGCCGAAGTCGCCGTCTGAAAATTTGGTTGTCGTCATTTTTCACTCTCCCATTTTCCCGCCCGGACCATCCGAAGCGGCAGTTCTGTTCAGGTTTGGCCTTTAGGCGGGGGCCTTCGTGTCGGTGCTGACGTAGCCGAACTCCCGCAGGATTCGCTCCGGCACATCGGTGAATTCGTGGTCAGGTGGTTCGCTGCCGTTGATGCGCTGCCAAGGCTTGCCGGCGCGGTAGGCGGTGATTGCGTTCCGCCAACGGTCGTCCGGGTCATGGCTCAGCACTGGCGCCTTCGGCTCAGGCTCTCCGCCGACAGGGCACGGCTTGCCGCGGGGCGCTCCGCCGACCGGGCCTTGGTGAAACTTCTTGCGGTTCAGGTACCAGGTGCGCCAGACGGCAGACCAGTCGAGCCAGAGTTCCCCCTTGGCGGCGTGGTGAGCCCTAAAGCGTTCAACCTCGTCTGGCAGGTTTGCTGGGATGCTGTGCTTAGCCCAGTAGTCCAGCGCCTTGGTCTGGTCCTCGACAGTGGGGCAGTCGTCGGGCAGTCTGCTTTTCCGTTTGGGACGGTCTTCAGGGGCGGTTTCGTCCTCATTCGTCGAAACCACATCACTTTCTTTGGATACCGAAGGTATCTTTCTTTCTTCCTCTACCTTCCCTTCCCTTCCCTTCCGGGGGTGATTGGTCGTCGATTGATCGTCGAACAATGTTGGTTGTGTCGTCGAAAGAGCGTCGTCAGGGGCGGGGAATACGGACCTGTTGGGCCGGTCGATCTTCTGGTGTCGCCAGCCACGAATGGACATATAGTCAACGTTTTCAACCGTGTAGATAATAACCAGCCGATGACGCGCCAATTCGTCGAGCATTCGCTGAATGTCCGTCGATGTAAAATCATCTCCGGGGAATACTTCCATCTTGATACGCTTCGGCGAGAGGACCATACGGCCTTCATCGTCGGCAAAGTTCCACAGCCCGATGAACAGCAGGCGCGCCTCAATCGAGCATTCGACGATCTTCTCATCTGTCCAGAAGGCAGGTTTTATCGTTCTAATTCTGGCCATCGAGAATATCCCCCTGAGCATAGGTGCTATCGTATTTGCGGCTGCGTATTGAGCCGGTCGCGAGGTCCACGTTGAGCAGAGCCGTGCCGGTCGGTCCCATCCGCTGGGCCGCTACAATGATTTCGATCTTGCCTTCGAGGTCGGCCAGTTCGGCCTCGTCCACATCGGCGGTGCTGCTGTATTTGTTGCCTGCCGCCTTCTTGGCCTGTTCTAGGTAATAGGCCTCGCGGTAGCAGAACATGATGAGGTCGGCGTCCTGCTCAATGGCGCCGCTGTCCCGTAGGTCTGACATCACGGGTCGCTTGTCTTCACGGCTCTCCACGCTGCGGTTAAGCTGTGCGAGGCAAAGTATGGGCAACTTGGCCTCCTTGGCGATCAGCTTCAGTTCACGGCTGATCTCTGCCACCTCGTTTACCTTGTTGCCCTGGTAACGATTGCCGGGCCGCAGCAGCGACAGATAGTCGATCATGACGGCACACAGCGGGGTGCCGGCGCGGGTCATCTTCCGTTGCTCCCGCCTGATCCAGTAGCGCAGTTGTGAAACCGTCATGCCGGGCCGGTCGGTAATGGTGATCGGTAACTTTTTGAGGTGGCTGGTAGCGAGCTCCAGCGTTTGCATCTCGGTTGCGCTGACATGGCCACGTGTCGCCCGGCTATATGGGATGGAGCGGTGTACCTGCAGCGCCGCCATGTCGGTCATCATCCGGGCTGTGAACTGCTCGGCGCTCATCTCAAGGCTCACCACGCCAACGGTGTGACCCCGCTCGGCGGCACCGCGGACAATATTTGCGGCCACCATCGTCTTGCCCATCTTGGGCCTGCCACCGAGCACGATGAACTGCCCGGCCTGCATGCTGCCGATCAGGTTGTCCAGTTCCTCGATTCCTGTCGGAACGCCTTTAATCTCGCCCGCCTGCGCGGCCTTCATGTAGGCCAGCGTGTCGTCACATATCTGGGCGAAGTCGCGTTCGTCGTCGTCGCGCACCGTCTTGGTGCGAATATCGGCCACGATCTGCTCCACCTCATCGAGGATCAGGTCAGCGGTGGCGTCCGGGTTGACCCGGGCACCGGCTAGAAGGGCCAGAATGGATGAACTGGCAGCATGGATCTGGCGTCGGGTCGCAAGGTCGCGCAGCGTCACCGCATAGCCCTTGAGCGAGATAGTAAGGGCTGCACCACCCATCAGGCTCACCAGATAGCTGGGGCCACCTACTTCCGCGAGGGCTGGATGATCTTTGAAGAAGGCCTGCAGGGTGACGGCGTTCGCCGTCTCACCCTTGTCAACCTTCGTACAGATGATCTCGTAGATTTCGGCATGGACCGGTTCCGCAAAGCTATCCGTGCTCAAGATGTCGCGCACCACCAGCATGGCATCGTTGTTGACCAGCAACGCGCCAAGCACCATCTGCTCAAGCTCGATGTTGATGTCTTCGATCGGTGCGGGGCCTCGCCCCTCCATATGTGCGCTGCCGTCCATCACACACTCCTGAGCTTCACAGCGGCAAGGGGAATTCCCCGCTGCTCTGCCGGCGTCGAGGCGCGTTCAATGGCTTCCATCAGCCGGACGCCCATCTGGGGCATGCTGGGCACCGTTACCCCGGCGTTGAACGCTGCCACGTAGGCGGCCGCCAGCTGGTCGGTCAGGGCCTGCAGTTCGGTCAGGCGTACCTCTTGCTCGAGCGGGGTCATGCTGCCACCCCGCTGAGTTCGGCCTTGGCCTCGTAAAATGTCCTTATGAACTCCGCCGCGACGACTGGGTCGATGGCATTGCCGTAACCGCGCAGTCGTCCCACACGGGCGGGAGCCTCATGAGCGAGCGGGAATGAGCCGGGTTCAACTGGCCGGAAGTTTCCATCCCGGCAGAAGAGCCAGTCAGCAGCACCCCTTCCGAGGTCAGGCGCATGGGTCCGTGGGGCGGCAGGTGATCCCGTTCCCCCATCCCATTCACCACTTGTGTGGTCAAGCTTTCCTGAGTGCCCTTCTTGCCGTTGCTGCGGTTCTGGTAGCCCAGCCGCGCTTCGTGCGCCAAGGTCGTGGTCCAACCCGCCAACGCTGCCGCCGTCGCTATACTCATCGCACCGCTGCCCTTCCGGTCCGCAATCGCGAAGTCCGGTCCCGCTGGTGACGCTTTGGTCGTCGGCCAGCCCGCCAGTTGAGCTGCCGATCCTATCGTCAAGCCTGCACCGTTCCCGTTCTTGTGCTTCTGCTTCAGAGCGTTGAGCCTCACTTGAGTTGTCTCCACGCTGCTGCCAATGTTGAACATCTGCGCATCCGGCGTCGGCCACCCAGAACAGGCGCTGCCTGATGTGCCATCCGCCATCGATAAGGTCTTCATCAGCCCAGCTGGCAAAATCAGACAGTGCCCGGGCAACCAAGGGATCAGGGCAACACTGAATGGCCCTTCGTAGCCATTCCCCGGCTTGGCTTTTCCCCCACGCCACGCCGACGCCCGCAGAGCAAAGATCGGCTCCTGCAAAGCCATAGGATGCGTTTTGGAGGTCAGCCGATACAACGTCGAGCCAGCGGCGCCCATCTTCGCTTGCAACCTGTTCCCCAAACACTTCTGCAGGGCGGCACTCCTGGATGAGCCTTGAAAACTCAGGCCACAGGTGTCGATCGTCGGCAGGGCGAGAGCACCCGCAATCGAGGCAGATGAAATATCCGGTCTTGAGAGGGTGGCACAGATTACGTTTGCCACCGCACGAAGGGCAGGCCTGCTTTTTGCCGGCAGCCGAGAATGGAGGACATGGACAAGATCCGGTCCAGACGGGGCGGTCGTCGGGCACCCCGGCAAGCCGGAGGGCATAGCTCCACACGCCGATTCCGGCAAAGAAGTGGCATTGAGTAAATCCAGCAAGCTCATCTGCTTGGACATCGGCAATACTCCGTGTGTCAACGACGCCATCAGCGATCACGCCGCGCCGGATCAGTTCGCGCAGCCAGGCGGCGGCCTTGTCATCGATTTCGTTGTAATAGGCGCCACGCATCACGCCACCCCCTCGCACGCGAACTTGTCGGTTTCGTTACCCCATACCGCCCATCCGGGAGCGCGGGTTCTTGTGAAAAGTTCGATGCGACGGCGGCGCGGATACATGCGCACGATGTCGCGGCGGAACTCGTCAGGCTTGCGGCTGTGTTCCCGCACCGGATGGTGCTGCCACTGGCGCACGTCATGCACGGCGGGGCTCAGGTCAGCGCCGCGGGTGCCCAGCAGGCAAAGCTCCGGGTTTGCTCTGGTGTATTTGCCAAGGCCCATGTGCTCGGCACCTGATGGCTTCTCCTTGGTCCACACGAAGGCGATGGTCTTGTAATCGAAGCCCCAGCCCTCCATGGCCTCCATGGCGTGTTTGAGCATGGAATCGGTGGTCCACAGGAACAGGATGCAGTTGCGACCCGCGATGGCACCAACAGGCAGCGCCTTGATATCTTCAGGCGGCATGCACTGGTAGTGCTGGTTGGCGTTCCGGTCTTCGCCCTTCTCCGACCAGTTGGCATAGAGCCACGCCGGATCGGCATAGATCAGTTGAAAGCCTCCAACGGGCCGGGTCGCAAGCATGCTGTCCCTGTCATTCACGACGCGGCCCTCCACGACTTGATTTCGTTGGCGCGGGCGATGACCTGCTCTGCGGTGAGGTTGATTGCCCTTTCCACCTTGAACAGGTGTTCTGGGCCGCCTTCATCGGTGAAGGCCATGGAGACAACTGGCTTGATGTTTTTGGAGCGCAGAAATTGAATTGCGTCTTTCAGGGCGCCGCCGTGCACTTATGGCGTTGGGGCCGGAGGCGTGCATCCCCAGATCGACTTCGATTTTTGGGGGCGGGTTGAGATGCCCAGTTCGGTGATGACAATTTTCCGCACCGATCCAACCCCCATGGAGCCACTGGTGATGGATTCGATATGGCGCAGTTTGATCAACTGCTGAATACGGGAGCGCAGTGCTCCTTCCTCGATACCAGCCATCTTCGCGAGTTGGGCGTTCGTGGGGGATGGCCTACCTGCGCGTGCGGCAGCCACCAAGATGTCATATATGACCTTCAGGTGAGGCTTCATCAGATAAGGCTCCCCTCAATGTGATCGGCATAGACCTCGCGGCCCATGTTGAAGATGATTGCTAAGATCTGATACGGCGTCTGTCCGGTGCGCTCGGCCTCACGCATTACATGCTGCCTATCGTTCTCAGCAATCTGGTCAAAGGCTTCTGTGAATGCGCGGCGACGTTTCGTTTCTGCGGTGTCGCCCCGTCCATGGAAAGTGATATTTTTACGCTTTCCGAGCCCGAGAATGGCGTTGCGTGTGACGCCGAAATGTCGAGCGATGTCTGTGCCCGTAATTCCGTCATTAGCCATGCGGCGGATCAAATCGACCTGTTCAGGTGTCCATGCCTGTTTCATTGCTCACACCCCAGCGCCAAGCGGATATCGGCGGCGTCCTTTACGGAGCAGCCGTAGGTCATCCAGCCTTTGATGATGCCTTTGCCGATGCCGGTTTTATTGGCGAGTGCTGCGGCATCCAGATTGAATTTGGACATCAGGGAGCAAAGTTCATTGGGTTTCATGCCGCTACCTTTCCGGCGCGGATCGCCTCCAAATCAGCGTGCAGGCAGGCGTTTGTTTCGGCCTTCATCTCCGCATAGGCCACGGTCGCTGCTGACGAGCGCACACCGTGCTGGTCACGGGCGGCCTGCCATGCGTGATAAAGCTGCTCGTGGCGTTCGCTGAAAAAACGGATCGGCTTGGACATAGGTATCCTCCTAGATCATGGTATGTGGCGGGTGTTCGAACCCCGGCACTTTCAGACAGTGAGCGAAGTAGTAGAGGCCCGCGATGGCGTCGGCGGCGTTGTCGTCGGCGGGGCGAAAGCCCATCTCGATGGCCTGCTTGTAGGTGGGTTTGACCTTGTCTTTCGGTGACCGGCCAATGCCGCAGAAGTGCTTGCTGCAGGTCTGGTTGTTCAGCTTCATCACCTTGCGGACCGACAGGTCTTCGCAGACCAGTTCGCAGATGCTGGCGAGGCCGAACAGGCGAAGGGTGGTCTGCGGGTTCGATCCGCCCCCGGCGCCGTACTGCAGCGGTGCCTCGTACCCGACCGCGACAGGGTTCATCACGCCGATGAACTCGGTCATCCAATTGCGGGCCTTCTGGAAGAAAGCCCCGTCCGAGTTCATGGGAGGCCGGAAGGAAACCGTGCCATGCTGGATGGGCTCACCGGGCCGGGACAGGAACGCCCACCCCGATTGGGTCGCAAGGTCCAGTGTCAGGATTCCCTTCGGCTCAGCCATGCGCCTTACTCCGCCGCGATGGGATGAACGTTGTCGCCGTCCTCACCGAAGAGGTCCAACTGGTCATCTAGGTTAAGGGTTGTGCGGTATTCATCGAAGCCACGCAGAAAGTCTGCGCGCTTGTTCGGGTCCATGTTGCGCAGCTTGCGGATCAGTTTGGCCGCCTCGATGTTCAGGCCATAAGCTTGACCGAACTCCTTGTAGAGCCGCGCGATTGATGCGCTCACATCGCCTTGCTGCTCGGCGCGGGTGTCCACATCGGTAAAGAAGGTTTCGAGCACATGCTTTTCAATGGGCTTGAATTCCTTCTTGGGCTTGGCCTCTTTCGCCATGTCGGGTTCCTTTCAGTTGAACAGGTGTGGGTACGCGGTAACGAACAGGGCGCCGATCAGCGTGGCGAGCGCGATGCCCGCCAGCCGAAGGCGCCGGTAGATGATTATTTCCTTGGTGACGGTGGAGCGCTGGTGGCCGATCATGTGGCGGCTCCCCAAGCATAAATTGATGAAGGGTTAGCCGGTGGCGTATCAGGCCAGTTGCCATCCCAAGCGCTGTCTGACATCAGCTGCTGGCGATAGTCGGCCCAAGAACTATAGCCCTCACCAAAGCACTCATCCTCGACAGTTGACCAGTACACGTCGCCGTATAAAGGCGCTGCACCATACTCAAAGGTGCAGTAGCTTAATGTGAAGGGGCCAAGAAACTTCGATACGGCTGACATCATCAGCCCACTCGACGGTCGAACACCTTTCCAGATAAAGGTGCAGCGGGTGATGATCCCCCCGGCGATTTCGGTCACGCCATCGGTCACCGGCAGGCCGTCTGTCAGCACAAATGTCTGGCCATTGATGTTCACCGGGTTTTCACGCAGCAGCCTGCGCAGGCGGTCCCGGTCGTTCTCAATGACAGGAACCTTCACGCCAAGCGCTGCCGAAGCCGCGAGAATGGCTGTACCTGACAGGAATGCGCGGCGGGTGAGGATGGTCATTTGAAGCGCTCCAGCTTCCAGCGGCTCAAGTCGCCGTGGTTCAAGCTCAGTGCCCCATCCTTGCCGCGCTCAGTCGGCAGGCTGCAGCTGCCGCAGGGCTCGGCCTTGGCACCATTGCTGATACGCAGCTGGTAGCGTGTCTTGCACATCTCGCAGGCGTATGAAGGGCTGGCTGAGGGCATGTCACTCAGCCTTTCGCAACTGGGTGACACCCATCTTTTCACGGGCGTCTACGTCTTTGAGCGCACCGTCTACGGCGTCACGCAGTTCCAGAAGTTCCTTCTTCAGGGAGTTGCTGCCATCAACGCCCCGGTGAATTTCGCGGGCGACATCACCAAACTCGGCCGCGATATGCGTGATGCGCTCACTGGGCGACAAAACCGCCCATTGCTCACCACCGTAGTCGGCAAGGAGGGATTCGACATGTTCAGTAAAAAGCTGCTCGAAAATGCCCTGATGCCCTGAAGCGCGCAGGGCGGCCTCAAGCTTGGCGGCATCCTTCATGTTGATGGTGCGGTCCAGCTCCATCGGGTTGGCGGCCCGGCGAAAAACCTTCACGTCCTTATCGGTAAGCTTTTCGATCAGCTCGACACCCAGCAGATGGATTGCCTCAGTGATCGCGGCTTCAAGGCTTCCCGGTTTGCGTGCGTAGGTCATTGGTGTTTTTCCCTTGGGCGTTGGAACTTTATGTCGATGTCTTGCCGTGGCAGTCTTTGTTTGCCTGATGTAACTCCCTAGAACGGGGCCGGTACTCGATCCCCCTCGAAACAACCGGCCCCGCCTTTTTCCCCGCGCTATGGCAGGGGCAGGGAAACTCAGGCGGCAGATGTGACCTCAATGCCGGGAGGGCAGATAAAATCCTCCGGGTTGATTTCCACATTGAGGCGCTTCGCAGCTGCCAAAATGTCAGGGAAGTGACGCGACGGTATGCTGCCGCGTTCTTTCCAGCCCTGTACGGTCGTAGGATTTTTGTGGCCGAGTTCCTTTGAAAGGACCGTCAGGCCGCCAAATTTCCCGATGATATGGTCTGCAACAGTCATGTGAGGTTTCCCTGTTGGTCGGTGTCGAACAGAATATACGCAAAAAACGTATATCGTCAACGTGGAATGCGTATACGCAACGGACGTATTGTCCGTACATGGCTCATGACACCGATAAGCGAGGGATGATCGAAGCGCTGCAGGCCCTGCGTAAGCGGGCCGATTTCAGCTCTATGGAAGCGTTTGCGAAGGCCTGCGGGTATCGCGGAGCATCATCCGTTCAGCGGTATTTCACGCCAGATGGCCTTGAAAACGGCTACTTGCCGATGAAATTTGTCCACAAGATCAAGGATGCCCTCGTAGGTCGCGGCTACCCACCGATCACCGAGGACGAGGTTATGCAGCTGGCAGGGGTAGCGGTGCCCAGCACAAAGAAGCGCATCACTGTTTCTGGATCCGTTCAGGCCGGGGCCTTCAATAGTGACAACGAACTGCACCCAAGCGAATGCTTCGAGGTGGAGCTACCGGCAGACCTCCACGGCGTGCCTGGCATATCAGCGCTACTGGTAAAGGGCGATTCTATGGACATCGCTCTTCCAGAAGGATCGGTCGTATTTGTTCAAAATCTGTTTCAATTTGAGAACGATGCAACACCTTTGCAGATCGGCGATTTTATTGTCGTTCAGCGGTCGAACAGCCATGACGAGTGGGAAACCACAGTCAAGGAAATCGCTGAGATGAAAGACGACGGCACGCTGATTCTCATTCCGCGGTCACGGAACCCTCGGCATATACCGTTGGTTTTTGGGCCCGAAGATCACATCGAAGAAAGTTTCGATGACGGCCGCGCAGACAGGAAGCGCATCCTTGGCGTCGTTCTTCGCTGGACAGCTGCGCGCAAGCGTTAATGGTAATCGCGATTTGTTCGCGTTCATATTTCATTTCTTTAACCATCCCAAAGACTTGACAAAGAAAACCATGCGTGGCCCCTTGCTATAGCCAGTGCTGGCAAGGGGTCGCGATCAAGTATCGGCGCGGATGGTATGCAGCTAGCCGCGTGGGATAAGCGGCCCGCCAGCCGCTTTTTCCCCGGCCTCTTCAAGGCAGGGCATGGACGGTAATCCACTTGTCCGCCATCCACATCCCCAAATTGTGAACAGCCCAAAAACACTATCTCAGATTTAAGGCCTGTCAACCCTTGTGGCATGGCATCTGCCATATGCGCGCCCCAGAAATACGTTTAATGCGTATTTTATTTGTTGACCATATACGTTTTTTGCGTATATCTTTTGAACTGTCAGCGGCGCTAAGCCCGATCACCGGTTCCTAGGGGCCGGTCGCAGAAAGCAGAGGAGAGGATGAGATGGCTATCACGGAAGCCGAGGCGAAAAAGATCATCAGGCTAGTTGAGGGAATGATCGGCGGTCTTCGCCGCTCCATGCAAGCAGGGTCGGGCACGGTGACCCGTAGGCGGGCCTTAGAGCAGTATGACCGCAACGAGAGGAAGCTAACGAAACTTCTTCTTGGCAGCGACGAAGGTGAAGTCAGTTGACGCGGAGACGGATAGTCCTGGCGGCCCTTGGTGCGCTCTCGGTAGGTGCGTTTGGCAATGCTGTGCTCTACGCCGTTGCTGATATTCCTGCGAATTCACTGTTTTAGGCCCTCGTGTCAGCACTAGCTATTGCAAGTGCTCAACGAAATACGCCCAAGGGCTAACTGCCCTTCGGTGGTGTGTGCGGCCCTGAAGGTAGGGCGACGGTGTTCGGGAGTGAAGGCGGCTTAATCGACCCGCCGACGGACCGTGACGAGCGAACATCAGACAGGGTGAGCCTGTCAGCCGGTATCAAGCCCGGCCACACACCTCCCAAGGACAGATGAAAGGAACGGATGATGGCATTCGACGAGCGACATAACCCCGACGGCATCGCCTACGCCCGCCGCGAGGAAGCTTTTGAAGCCCTCTGCGGTAGCGACGAGGTGAAGGAGCTGACCGCTCTCGCCTACAGCCTGTTCGCAGGTGTCGGTGCCATGATTGGCGCGGTGCGCGAATGTTCCGCCCTCAGCACCCATCGCCGCGACGATCTTGTGAAGGTGCTGACCAATATCGCCAGCGACCTCGACGGCGACGGCATCTTCGAGATCCGCTGCCAGATCGGCTCCATTCTGGACATAGCAGACGCAAACGTTGAAAGCGTCCTGCCTGATTTTCCTCGCGTCGAGCAGTTTCTCGCCGCTGTTTCCTGCCCCGGTGCTGCCGCACCCCGTTTCACGGCACCGGCCACTATGCCGGGCGGTCAGTTGCATCCGTGCATGACCCCCAGTCACGACCGCCCGGCAGTTTCTTTTGAGCGTGAGATTCAGACAGTGCTTGGCATCGTCAACGCGCGAGCAGCACAGCAGGTCAGGGGGCGGGGATGACCTCTCTCACCCTCATAGGCCGCCAGTGGCGCCGCATGACGCGCGGAGAGCGTGTCCGGGTGGTGTTGGGCTCTCAGGCCGCACTTGTAGCCCTGTGGGTGTTCTGCTGGCTCGCAAGGGCCATTGAAATCATCGCAATGACGGAGGTGCATCCATGACACGAGAGAAGAAGTTTACGCCGGGGCCTTGGCACGCTGCGCAAGTAACTGATGCTGATGGCGTCACTAGTACGCAAGTGCGCGACGCGGACGGAGATCCTCTGGCTTATGTGGTTAAGCACAAAGTCACCACATGCACCGTGGAAACAATAAATCACCGCGCTAATGCTGCAACGATGGCAGCGGCGACCGAACTTCTGGAGATTGCGGAAGCCTGTGAAAATAGCATCAGACGCGCTCCCACCATAAACGCACCAGAGGACGCTGAGATCGAAGCGCTTTGCGAGCGGATTGGCTATGGTGCCGTCATGGATGCTGCGTGCCGTCTCTGGCATAGGAAAGATCCAGTAGGGTCAATCACAATGGGCCCGTGCGCTGTTACGGTTCGCGCGGCCATCGCCAAAGCATACGGTGAGCAGAAATGATGGACATCACCAAACTGCCAGCCCTGAGTATCCGACAGCCGTGGTGCCATCACATCCTGTTCGACGGCAAGCCGGTGGAAAACCGCAACTGGCCGACCCGTTTCCGTGGTTGGGTGCTGATCCACGCCAGCAAGACGTTCGATGGCACGGCAGCAGAGAAGCGCGCCTTCATCGCAGCCCACAAAGACACGCCGCCAGAGGAGCTATTCGGCGGCATCGTTGGCCTCATGAAAATCAGCGACTGCGTGACCTCAATGGACAGCGAGTGGTTCTTCGGTCCCTACGGATTTGTGATCGACGAGGTGAAGCCACTGCCGTTCATTCCCTGCAAGGGCAAGCTTGGCTTCTTCAATCCAGTGTTCGAGGTGCAGTCATGACCCCGCGCATTTTCCTCGCCACCATTGCTGGAAGCCTGTTCGGCGCTGCAGTGATCATCGCATCGGCCAGCCTCACCCGCGTGAGTGCCGTTCCCCCCGCAATCCAATTTCTGAACTCGCCCGTCGAGCCCTGCGTATGGGACGGCGAGGGATACGTTGAAACCTTCGATGACACGCGCTGGGAAGACAGCCTGGCGGAAGGGGTGCGGTGATGCGAGCGAAGGATTTCGACACCAGCGGGTTTTCGGCTTGGCTGCGCAATGAAGGCGCTGTCGTGCAGGAAACGACCAACGCCTACGAGGTGATGCGCTATGCGGTCGAGATCGCTGGCAAGAAGCGAACCTTCGTGGTCTATCGGAATGCCAAGGGCCAAATGACGGTGCCGCCCGAAACGGTCGAGCACTATCTGGCCTTCAAAGACAATCGTCATCTGATCCGCAAGACAACCCGCGTGAAGTCGCAGGCGCTGCGCGAGAAGCTGTTGGAGCGCGACGGCGACCGCTGCTGGTTCTGTGGCGGACGCATGAAGCTTGAGCAGATGTCGCTTGAGCATCTGGTGCCGAAGTCCCGGCTGGGGCCTGATAATCTCTACAACACGGTCCTTGTCCACCGGTCCTGCAACCTGCGCCTTGGTGACAAGTCCGTCGCAGAGAAGGTGCTGCTGCGGGACGAAGAACGCGCGCGCCAAAAGACAGAGAAGATGGGGGTTGCAGCATGACGGGGCCGCGCATCGATAAGCCGGAACCGGGCCTCTACAAGCGGCGCCTCGTGCGCGGTGGCCCGTGGGTCACCGTCTGGATCGACCGTTTCTGCACCTGCACGGCCGCAGACAATTACGATGGCAAACGGCACATCTGGACCAGTGAATGCGACCGCTTCCCCCCCCTCAGGGCTCTTGTGAGCGAAAACCGCTTTGAAGACCTCGATGAGCAATGGACGCACTGCGCCGGAAACCGGATCAGCCTCAGTGAATATCTGCACCTGAACAATCTCAAAGAGTGGGCGCAGCGTCACGCGCCGGACGACCCGTTCGCAAACCCTTCAAAGCCTGCGAACAACCTCTCAATTCCATCGCTTTTTTGAAAGGAACCAATCAGATGGATGACCTTAGCCCAGCCAATATCGGCCATAACCAAGCGCCCGACCCTCTCGACCTGATCCGCAACGACCTCAAAACAGAAAATGCGGCCCTGTTCGAGCGCGCCGACAATCTGATCGAAGCTTTTGATCGCATTCCGCCCAAGGTCGATGATGAAGTCACGGCCAGCAAGGTGACCGACCAGGTGCGCTTGATGAAAGGGTGTGCGAAAGCGCTCGATGAACAGCGGGTCGTTGCGAAGCGTCCCTATGATGAAAAAGCATCAGCCGTTCATGGCCTGTTCAAGGGACCGATCGATGACCTCTCAGGAAAGGCCAAGACGCTTGAAGGTCGCCTGAACATTTACACGCAGCAGAAGCTTGCTGACGAACGCAAGCGCCTTGAGGAAGAGGCCCGCAAGGCTCGTGAGGAAGCGGAGGCCGCCGCACGTGCAGCGCGCACAGAAGGTGATCTCGAAGAGGCTGTAAAGGCCGAGGAAGTTGCAAAGGCCGCTCAGGATGCCACGCAGACCAGAACGGCAGACCTTGGCCGTGTGCGCGGCGACTATGGCGGAACCGCTTCGGTCCGTACCACATGGGCTTTCAAGATCGATGACGCACGCAAAATCGACCTTGAGGCAATCCGCCCATATCTCGACCTGACCGCCATCGAAAAGGCTGTACGCGCTTTCGTGAAAGCTGGTGGTCGCGAGCTCAAGGGCGCCACCATTTTTCAAGATCAACAGACGGTCGTGCGCTGAGTAGCCATTACCAACAGGAGTAATAAGCAATGAACAATCAGACAGCGGTTCAATCCAGTGATCAACAGCAGGGCGGCGCTGTCGCGCAGTTCCGTCCGCCGCGTCTGCCTTTCCATCCGCAGATCACGGAGTCCTTCGGCATCCAGAAGTCGGAATGGAAGGCGCTCGTCGAGGCAATCTATCCCGGCGCCCAAAGCGTGGATAGCGTGATCATGGCGTTGTCCTACTGCAAGGCCCGCAAGCTCGATCCGTTCAAGCGGCCCGTCTATATCGTGCCGATCTGGGACCGTGCAGCGGGTTGCATGGTCGACACCGTGTGGCCAGGCATTTCTGAACTGCGCACCACGGCCCATCGCACTGGCCTGTTCGCCGGACGCGACAAGACCGAGTTTGGTCCGGTCAAGCAACGCCAATGGAAGGACAAGAACGGCAAGCCTGTAATTGTTGAATTTCCAGAATGGGCGCAGGTCACCGTCTATCGCATGGTTGCTGGCGTGAAGGTGCCGTTCGAGGGCCCGCAGGTCTGGTGGGAAGAAACCTACGCCGGCGACAAGAACGATGTGCCCAACAGCATGTGGCAGCGCCGCCCGCGTGGTCAGCTTGACAAGTGCGCCGAAGCTGCTGCCCTGCGCGCCGCCTTCCCCGAAGAAATGGGTGATGACATGACCGACGATGAAGTCGGCATCATTCAGGCCAAAGGAAATGTCGGTGGCATCATCAATGGTGAGGCTGAGGAAATCCGCCCGGATCGTCAGGTAACAGCGCAGCAGCAGAAGGTTGTCGAGAACGTCTTCTCAGATCTGATCAGTGAATGGGGGGAGGTCGTTGGCGCACACCGCACGCCGCTGGCTTGGGCCGGTGCTTTCTGTGCCGCCGTGGAAGAGGCTGAAAACCGCGCAGCAATGTACGAGCACAATGCTGAGGCCCTTGCCGACCTGGAGAAGGTACGCCCGGATCTTTACAGGGATGCCATGCAGTATGCGCCTGCCATGCCTGAGGAAGAGCAGGTTGATGATCAGAAGGCCGAAGAAGAGCGCCCTGATGCAGGCGCAACAGCTGACCCAGTTCCCTCCGCAGCTGATGTGACAGCAGCCTATAACGCCATCGTCAAAAACAGGAACCTTGCCGAGTTCAAGGCCGCTCGGAAGCGTTACGCAAAGCTCTTCAGCCGCATGGCCGATGATGAGCGCCGGAAGCTTGAAGACGACCTCGATGAAGCTCAGGCCGCGCTCGAAGGCGGCAACGCAGGGGACGAGTGATGCCAAATCATGTAACGAATATCGTGACCTGCGAAGGCTCGCCGGAAGTCCTGAAATCATTGTTGAATGCAGACGGCGACGTTGACTTCAACGCGGTCGTTCCAATGCCAGAAGGCTACAAGGATTTTCAACCTCACTGCGGTATCGAGGACCGGTGCTTAGCGGCGCTTGGGTTGGCTGGTAATCCGGGCGAAAACCTATCCGGCATGGATGCGGTGATTGCGCGCCTGAAATTCCATAACATCGCTCGGGACATCTCGACGCCTGCATCACGTGAAGATGTGCAGATGGTCATCACCGCCTTGTCGCTCTGGCTCAATCACGGCCACCTGTACTGGTACCCGTGGTCACTTGAGCACTGGGGCACCAAATGGAACGCCTACAGCCAGACGATTGAGGACGAATCCCTGCGGTTCGACACCGCGTGGTCGACACCCAAGAAAATCTTCATGGCTCTCTCGGCCAAACATCCCGAGCACGAAATCAAGGTGTCGTTCGCTGACGAGGATTTCGGCGCGAACTGTGGCGTCCTGACCCTTAAGGGCGGTGAAATCATCAGCGAGTGGCTGCCGGAGGCCTATACGTTTGAGGCGCGCCAGTTCGCCTTCAATGTCCGGTGGCCCGGGGAAGACCCTGCCGACCACGAGATGGATGAGAACTTCGAATACATCGAAGACGAAGATGAGGACGAGGTTGCCTGATGCCACCCCTGACCGACAGCCAGCGCGATCTGCTTGATCATATCGACTATGCCGCCGGATGCGGCTGGCAGGTCTTCGCTGATATGCAGGCCCTGTTTCGGCACGGATTTGCCGAAGTCCATATGGAACGTTGGGGGCAGTGCTTCTTTGCAGCGGTCTATCCGACTCCGCAAGGCATCGCCGTCCTACGAGGATTGAACTGATGACCGCCGCCCCACACCGCTGGACCGTTGCCCGCAAGGCCGATGTCGTGAAGGCCGTCCGTGCCGGTGCCATGACGCTCGCTCAGGCATGCGAACGGTTCAGCCTGACGGTTGAAGAGTTCCTGTCATGGCAGCAGGCGGTGGACCGGGGCGGCAAGGAAGCACTCAAGCAGAAGAACAGGAAGATGTGATGATGGACGTGGTGAAAGAACTGGCCCGGTTCGGCCTGATCCATGACCGCACCGATGCCGACGAAGACGGTCGCATGGCATTCCTGCACGCGGCATGGCCTATCGGTGTGGCGCTGCTTCTGACGGAGCCGCAAGCACATCTTTTGATCCAACTTCTGCAATACCAGGGAGCGGCAACCAATGACTGACGATGTGAAAGCGCGGCTGTCGAAGTATGGGCTTGAGGCTCGCGCATGTGAAGATGAGCCCCGGCTGACGGAACTGGTATCTGGTGATGAGACATATGGCCCGTACTCGGCATATGAGCTTGAGGAATTGGCTGTCCTCCTCGACGCCATCACCGCGCCGCTTGAGCGCCGTATTGCAGAGCTTGAGGCAAAAACTGGCCGATACCGTGACGCTCGCGAGATTGTAATTAAAGAACACACCCAGACTATTGAGACGTTAGCTAGGATTGACGCAGAGAACGCGCGGCTGCGTAACGTATGCGCTAACTTTGAAGTGCGTGATCCAGATGACGATGGTGATGTTTGGCTTATTCTTAGAGGCGTTGGTACGACAGGGAAAGCTGCCGTCAATCTCGGCTCTAAAGAGCGGTTTTCAGCACAAATAGGCCTTCTACTTGAAGAAGACCGCCGTGCCGCCCTCCAACAGGGTGTGCGACTGGACCTAGCCGATGGTTCATCTGTGACGTTCGCAGGTAACGGAAGCCCGATCAAATCGATGGCCGACGGTGGTGTTTCAGTTGGGGAAATGGATGACGCCACCCTCCAACAGAAGGGGCAGGAGAATGAATGATAGGTTATTCCTTGGAAAGCGTGGATCTGTGTTCATGGATGCGGACGGAATTTGGCTTGGCAATGGCGACCATGTTGAGGAAGTCGTAATCCTCCCCAAAGCGCTGGTGGAGCGGGTCCTCGTGGCACGGATCGAGGTGCGACGCATCCAAGCCGATTTCGACAACTTCGACGGCGACAGGCGCGGCATTGCTCACGCTTTATACGAGGCTAAGCAAGAACTTTCGTCCGCGCTCGACGCTCTCACCGCGGCATTGGAGAAGAACGATGAAAACCGGGATTGAACTGATAGCCGAGGAACGCCTGCGCCAAGTGAGCGCCGAGAGCTGGACGCCAGAGCACGACGACGGACACGATGATGGAAGCCTAGGCAAAGCTGCCGTTTGTTACATCAAAAGCGCCCGTCTTTGGTGCCTTAAAAAACCAGTACATTGGTTATCGCCAAGTGGATGGCCTTGGTCACCGAATTGGTGGAAGCCGAAAGATCCGATCCGCGACCTCGTGCGTGCTGGTGCCTTGATTGCCGCCGAAATCGACCGGCTACAGCGCAAGGAGAACCCCCATGAGTGAATGCAGAGAGGCGTTTGAACGCGGAGGGCGGTTGGAGCTTCCCTGTGGCGGTGTTTTGGAACTTATAAACGGCGAACTCTTTATGACCACGCCTGACGACGAGGTTTTTCCAGTACGCATTGAGAATGCATGGAACGCCCGTCCCGGCGTCACGGTGCCGGTGGCGGCCGAACACTGCGCTGGCGTCTATGATGGCTGCTTTGGGTGCCCCGCGTGCGACAGCGCCATCAAGGGAGGCGGCGATGCGGAAGAATGAAGGATACTGCGGGTGGGGAATTAAAGCGCCATTTTCTGATCTAGTACGCTTTACTGGGTCAAGCGAGCAGCACTCTTGGTGCCAGTTCTATGAAAAATATGGAATGAACAGGGAAGATGCAGTCAACAACAGTTTTCGCGCCGCCCGCGTCAAGATAACAGAGGTGGGGAAGGATGATTAGGCAGCCTCTTTTTCAACAGGCTTCGAACTTTTGCGACAAAGGATGGTGGCAGAAAGCGTGGAACAACGCCAGCACGCTCACGACCAACAGAAAGCGCGTGGTCGGCCTGTCTGGCGGAAAGGACAGCACGGCTCTATCTGTCGCCCTCTCTATCTTCGAACCGGCTGATTACACCTTCGTTTGCACTCCAACAGGAAATGAACTTCCTGAGATGGGCGCGCACTGGGAAAAGCTCGAAGGCCTACTCGGAAGACCCCTGCTGCGCGTCGGGAGCCGCACCCTGCTCGGCCTGATAGTCGAGCAGAAAGCCATACCTAACCACGCGCAGCGCTGGTGTACGCGGCTTATAAAGCTCAAACAGTATTACGAGTGGTTGGCTCAGCAAGGCCCCTGCATCTCGTACATCGGGCTGCGCGCGGACGAAGAAAGCCGCCCCGGCATGGTGTTCCCGGATCAGGACGGCGTGGTCATGGATTTCCCGATGCGCCGCTGGGGTTGGACGATTGACGATGTGTGGGAGTTCCTGCGAGATATGCAGATTGCGGTTCCCGCAAGAACCGATTGTGCCCTTTGCTTTTGGCAGAAGCTCGGCGAATGGTACGAACTCTGGCTCAACCACCCCGATCTATATGAGCAGGGCGTTATAGCTGAGGATTTTGTCAGCAATGCGCGTGGGTCTGAGTACACTTTCCGCAGCCCTAGTAGGGATACCTGGCCCGCCAGTCTACGCGATCTCCGTGCTGAGTTTGAAAAAGGGCGTGTCCCGACGCGCTCCCTTAATGGCATGGATAAACTTCGGCAGAGCGGCGCCTGCCGTGTGTGCACGCTATGACCCTCACCCCCGACATGGAAGCGGCGCTGATGGCGCTGCCTGCCAAGGGCTCAAAGGCCTACGAGCATACGGCAATCCAAGACGGGCTTGTCCATGCTCGCCTAGCTGACCTGTCACCGTCGCGGTGCGGATTTTACATCAAAATAAGCCTCACCCCCGAAGGCGCGGCTATGCAGAAGAAACTGAAGGAGAGGGACGCGTGAGCAAGATCATTGTCGGGCTGTTCGGGCTATCCATGTTCACTTGCGGCGCGGTTACCGCATCGCTCGGCTGGCATCAGTACGTTGAAGGTGTCGAGGCCGATCTGGACCGGCGCAATGCCGTCTGGGAGCGCATGAAAGAAATTGGCATCTTGGAATATTGCGACGCCATGCGTGAAATCGAGAAGGACCGCCCACATGACTGACCTCCACGCACCGCGCCCCTGCGAGATGTGCGGAAAGACCTTCCAGCCACGCTCCAAGGGCCAGCAGGCGCCGCAGGTGTTCTGCGGTACGTCATGCCGCAACAACCACCAGAAGGTGGTCTATGAGGCCGGTAAACGCGCTGTAGAAGCAATGCCGGTACTGGTAAGGTCCGCATGGGCAGAAGCACTCAAGGATTGACGAAGGGCCCGCATATGGCGTCTATTTTCGACATCGCAGCCAAATTTCGGCGCGCCGCTCGGAACGGGACAGGCACCAAATTGGATGCCGAAGAAATCCTGCTCCTTGCTGAGGGGCGGATTCTGTCCGCTGTTTACCAGATGGAAGAAGATGAAGAGCGCACAGTATGTC